CTTGTGGGGGTAGTATGGTGCTTAACGCACCTTAAGAACCATGAACGAATACTAACATCTACTACTATGAGAGCACGTAGCCGTGATTCAACTGGGCTCACCAGCGTTTCAAACGCTGTAGTCCTTGGTCCAAGGTCTGGTCGTTTGGCAGCATTAAGCCTGCCTTACCAGGCTCCCTGGAATGAATCCTCCGGCACTATTGAGTCCATTGAGGATGAAGTGGGCGATTACGGGGGTGAAAACCCTGTAACCCACTTCAAGACGGTGCATGTTCTTGGCGCTCCACATTACGTGAGCGTCGATTACACACATCCGACAGATCCCAATGGTTCCGGTAATGTATTCACAGCTTCTCTAACGGGAAGCTATGAAGCACTTAGCGGAAATAAAGTCAATAGCGTGCATGTTAACAATCACCTGAATGCTGACGGGTCAGTAAAGTCTACTGATATACCCGATTACATTGCAGATGCGTTTGATGCCATGTATCCCGACATTAAGGCGGAGATGTCTCTTCTCAACTCAGTATATGAGTTGAAAGACTTCCGTCATATGGACGAGTTACTATCCAATTCAGCTAAAACCATAAGGGATATGCTGAAATCGATCGGAGCCTGGGAGCGGAGCGGACTCCGTGCCAGGCGCATCAATGGTCGCTACGAACTCATATGGGGTCAAATTAGCGGTGGTTTTCGAAAGAAGACACCGCGACAGATGATCCGTGAGGCCGTAGGGTTGGCAACGGGGAATTTCCTTCAGTGGAAATTTGCCATAGCCCCGTTAATTCGTGACGTCCAGAGTGTTCGCAAAGCTCTGGGTAGCTATAAGAGTAAGGTTGATGCTTTATTGGCTAACGCCGATAAGCCTCTCCGTTCGCATTGGGGGAGGGAGATTAGTACCAATGAACTTGGTATTAATATTATCTCTCCACAAGCGGCTCCTAGGCATGAAGTCAACACAGCTAAGTCATACTACATTACAAATAGTATGCTTAGGTATCCTCGAGTAAGCGTTACTATGGCTTACTCATATGGATACGATCCACACGTTCGTAGGCATGCATATGAGCTCGGTTTACTAGACTCCTTCGGGATACAGTTTAACCTTGCTCATGTGTGGAACGCAGTGCGGTTCACATTCCTCATCGACTGGCTACTTGACGTAGGCCATTCAATGGATAGGATGCGAAGTCGCAACTTAGAGCCTCGGCTATCCGTCGCCGGGGCGTCCAACTCAATAAGTTACGAGATGGAGACTCTCCTCTGGAGATGTCCATTCGAAACTAGTTTACCTTACTTCCCAGTCAATGGGTTAAGTCTGGTAGGAGCTGGACCTGCAGTCGGAATCAAACGATCAACGAAGGTGTACATTCGTAAAGAATGCACGCTGACGCTGTTCGCCTTACCCAAACTCGGTGCGCTTTCTCCAATGGAAGCGATCCTAGGCGGAGCCTTAGCAGGCTCCTTCTGGGCTGGCGGTGGCCACTACAGTGGTCCTCGCTCATAATTCAGACTCACGTCTGTCCTCTAGTGCATGAGTTGCACGGCCTTCGGGCTGAGGTGGTGACCCGAAATGAAGGTCCCTATGTTCGCTGATAACCTAACGGTAAGCAATGGAACAGTCAACGTTACCTACGAGGCAACTCGTGGTCGCGAAGTCTTGTCTCCGACACAAACTCGTCATGTCCGGCAAGTGCCGGAAGTTGACGATTCACCTGAATACCTCACAATGCGGCACGACCTTAACGGTCGCACCCAGCGTTCGTCGGTTCGACTGTCAAAGGTGACAGTCGATCCGGTCACTGGCAAGCAATATGAGATGTTCGCTCAGTTCACCCTCGGTTTCACCCGTGGGCAACATACTGAGGCCAAACTCACTGAGATCACTAACGAGTTGAAGAACACGTTGGCGATCGCTGGGTTTACTCTGAATTTTGCGAAACTGGGGACTTAAAACCCCCCAGTATGCGTAAGATCTTCAGGGTGCGTGATCCTGCATCAAACAGGTGTATTACCTGTATGCTGGACAAATCACGCGGTAGGAAGGGGCTTAAGCGCTCCTTAGTGATGGGTTCAATAATAATCGGCCAGATTGCTTTCCCGCAGCTTCCCGCTGCTACGAAGGCGATACTGGTTGGGTTATTGGACTTGGTGTGTCGATAGTGTAGGTTTCTTCGGGAGCCTACTCGGATCGGCTACGGCGCGTGGTTTTTGATACACGCTCCGTAACATGTAATTAGTCAGCGGCATGGGGCTTGGAATGGTACCTTATGGGTCCACTTAAAAGCCAAGATGAGCTATACTTAGCCTTCATCAGCATGCAGTTGGCAGATATTAGCTGCAAATTCGTTCAATGGTTTCCAGAATCAGCTTACAAAAGAACAGTCAAGAAATTGACCGCTCGATTCAATGCTGAGGGGTTGAGTCTCTTCACAAAGACTCTGCCTCGTCTTGGAAAAGCCCTGGATCAGGGCCTTTCCGCGAAACACGCAATTGACTGTGTAGGGTGGCGCAAGCTACCCAACACTGAACTTCCCAAGTTTTTGGGTGAGTTCTTTAGTCGCGTGTTCGAAAACGACGGCTGGATCAAACCAGATCCTTGCACGGATAGTATCAAAACCCTGAGGCAGATTTGTTTCTGCCTCTACAAGTTAGAACTGACCTATGCAAAACAAACAGAAGAACTCGCGGTCGACAAATACAAAGCTGTCGACAGCGAACTCGACGAACCAACAGGTGCACGACCTACTGATGAAAGTTGCATCGATGAAAAATGCCTTGACGGCACTGACCATCGATGTCAACAACATTCGTCAGTCGCTCCGCACTTCACGCCGGAACGAGATAGTGTTGTTAAAGACACTTCTCGCTCAGTCGCAGAGACAAATCAGGACGACGGACAGTTCACGTCGCTTGATCAGTGGCTTGACCGTGGCATACGAGCATTGCAATACTCTAGCCTCGGCCGAGTTCGCGGGAGCACCGACTCACACAGAAATCTGGGAGAACCTCAGAGATGTGGTGAGCGGGATGCGTTCCTACGTGGAACAGGGCGAATCGAATCCGGAGTCGGAAGTCGTCGTCCTGGATCAACTGGACACCCAAACGAGCCAATCAGCAAACTCCTTACAGGAATTGCTGGTCCTCATGGAGAAGTCACTCCTACCGAAAGAGCCGAAGGTTCAACCTGCGGCAAAAGCGGTAGTCGTTCCGAAGCAAGCACAGGGAGTAATCCCTCCTGCTCTTCCGAACGGGATTGGACCAGAGAACGGTTAAACGTTCCCCCAGTCATAGTTGGTATTCCAGGCCTTAGTTTCAACCTGGACGCAAGTAACCTAAGGGCAGCTGCTAGGGCGTTATGCCACAAAGCAGTTGGCTCCTTGGATTTGCGTGTTATAGTTCCTCGACACGGACCGGGCTCAGTAGCCACGGGCGAGCTTCCTTGGGAAAAGATGGACTTTAAGCGCCTTTACAAATGCGCCGAGTCTGTTTATCCCTTTTTGGACAATAATATTGTCCATTATGCTCATTCCGTGTTCGACAGTCAACTCCTCGAACGTTTAATCGAGCTCGATCATCCTACAAGCAAGCTATGTCTTGTCCCTAAAGATAGTCGAGGTCCTCGTGTCATATGCGAAGAGCCACTTGAGATACAGTGGCTTCAGCAAGGGATCATGAGGAAGTTAGTTGACCATGTAGAACGACATAACCTTACTCGGGGTTATGTGAACTTCTCTGACCAGAGTATTAATGGCGACCTTGCTATTAAATATTCTATCTGTGGTGAAATGGCAACACTAGATCTGAAAGATGCTAGCGACCGAGTATCACTACAGTTAGTCAGGGAACTATATCCATCGACCTTTGTTGAGTCGTTGGAGGCAGTTCGTAGCACAGCAGTGAAACTCCCTTCAGGGGAGATATTACAACTCAGAAAGTTCGCGTCGATGGGAAGCAGTTTATGCTTTCCCGTTATGGCGCTTACTATATGGGCTGTTATCACTGCCATGTTGCAGGGGAAGTACTCTAAAGCAGAGCCGAAAGGGCTTTGCGGTAGAGTATACGTGTATGGAGATGACGTTATTGTGCATACAAATGATGCAGCTGATGCAATAACAGCGATGGAATCGGTTGGCCTTAAGGTCAACCGCGACAAGTCGTTCATGACAGGATTCTTTCGAGAATCCTGCGGAAAAGACGCGTTCAAAGGCGTAACCGTCACACCTATAAGGGTGAAAACGGATTGGTCATCCCATCAACAATCAGCAGTATACGAATCATGGATTAGCTATGCAAATAGCTTCAGTGAAATCGGCTACTATAAAACGGCAAGCTGGATCGCGGGCAAACTTGAAGAACGATTCAGAATCGTTCCAGTGAATCCCGAAGGGAGCGCTATTGGCTACCCTTGTCTTACTTCCGATGACGGACTAACTAAGCTGCCGCCACGACGGTATAACAAACGACTGCAAGTCTTTGAATACCTGGTTTGGACGGTTAAACCGAAGAATATTCGGCTTAGGACACTCGGCAGAAGCGAGTATACCCGGTGTATTATTCTGAACCATGAGTCCAAGGGTGGAAACCCTTGCATGAGTCAGTTTGAGCGTATTGTGACTGAAGACAGGTATGTCTTGCGGTCTTACGCTGATAACCCGGGGCACGTCCGTGCTGGTC